ACAATATGGTGAAGAAGCAGGAGTAGGAGGAAATGTAACTTATTATAGTGGAGCTTTAGCCTTAACCCCAGGAGTTCAAGAATATGATTTAATAGAATGGGCTGTGAGTCAAAGTATAACAGGTAGTATAGAAATTAAAAAAGTATTCTATCAAGGAATCCCAGCTGTTAACCAAATGTATGCTCCATACGGTTTAGGAGCATTTGGAGGGTTAGGAGGAGTACCAGCAGCTGGAATTTATGGAGGAATTTATGGAGGTGGATATGGAGGAGGATATCTAATGATGCCAGTAGCATTTGATGCGGCTGTAGTTCAAGGTATAGAATTAAGTAATACAATTAGATTATCAGCATTCACTTTTGAAATCATTAATAATAGAATTAAAATATTTCCTATACCTAATGATCAAGATACTAGGAATGGATTTATTTGGTTTGAATATATAAAAACACAAGAAAGAATAGCTAATAGTATTTCTCAACCAACAGGAAATATTAATAATCCTGATTATGTTGTCACTAATCCATCTAATGCCCCATATACTAATCCTACCTATGCTTTAATTAATTCTATAGGAAGACAATGGATATTTGAATATTGTTTAGCATTATGTAAAGAAATGTTAGGATATGTTAGAGGAAAATACTCAACAGTTCCTATCCCTGACCAAAATATGACTTTAAATCAAGCTGATTTATTATCAGCTGCTACAGCTGAAAAACAAGCTTTAGTTGAAAGATTAAGAGCATATTTTGATGATATGTCTCAAAAATCTTTATTAGAAAGAAGAAAAGATGAAAGTGAATTTAGGAGACAAGAAATTAATAATGTACCAATGACAATTTATATAGGATAATGGCAATATTTGGCTCTGCAAGAGACATATCAATGTTTAGAAAAATCAACCGTGAGTTGTTAGGTGATGTTATTACTCAACAAGTTGCTCTCTATAAATATGTTTTAAATAAAACTAAAGTAAATATGTATGGAGAAGCATCAGGAGGTAAATTTTTTGATGGACCTATTCTTTTGAATTCATTAATTACAGTAGAGGATAACACATCTCCTACAAGTGAGTTAGGAGTTGATTTTAATTGGGCTATTAAAGTAGCATTTTTAAGAGATGATCTAGTAGATGCTAATGCTTATCCTGAAGTTGGAGATATAATTTTATATCAAGAAAGTTATTTTGAAATAGATAATACAATTCATACACAATTCTTTGCAGGTAAAGATCCTGATTACCCATATGAAGCTAACCCTTTAAACCCAGGTTTAGGAAACTTTGGATATAATGTAAGTTTAGTTTGCGAAACCCATTATATACCAGCTGATAGAGTAAATATTATTAAACAAAGATTATAATGGCTAAAGGAAGAAAACCAATACCAAAAACACAAAAAGAGATAAGTGAGTCTTTACAGACACCTTATGAACCACCAGTTGGTTCACCTGGGTTTTCTCCAACAGGTAATCCTAATGATGCTAATCAACCTAATAGAGGCGAACAATTTTCATTTAAGGATGATCCTGTAAAACCATTAACTATAAGTTTAGAAGATCTAGACTGGGCTATAATGTATTATTTTCAAAATGTTATTAAACCATCTGTTTTCCAAAATGGAGAAAAATTAGATGTACCTATTATTTATGGTTCACCTGAAAAATGGAAATCATTTCAAAAAGATGGATATTATAGAGATTTACAAGGTAGAATAATGGCTCCTCTTATTATGTTTAAGAAGAATAATATTGAAAAAAATAGAAATCTTACAAACAAATTAGATGCTAATAATCCTCATAATATAGCTATTACAGGACAAACATATAGTAAACAAAATGCTTATAGTAAATTTAATATACTAAATAATATAAAATTAGAAAAAACATATTATGCCTCAGTAGTTCCTGATTATTTAACAGTGACATATGATTGTGTAATATTTACTTATTATGTGGATCAATTAAATAAAATTATTGAAGCAGTACAATATGCCTCAGACGCTTATTGGGGTGACCCAGAACGTTTTAAATTTAGAGCACATATTGACTCATTTCCTGTAACAACAGAATTATCTGATAATAGTGAACGTTCTGTAAGAAGTGCTTTTACAATTAAATTATTTGGTTATATTATACCTGATGTAGCTCAAAAAGCAGCTACATTTGTAGGTAAATTTTCTAATAGAAATAGATTAATTGTAACATCAGAAAACGTTAATAGTATAGAAGATTTAAAAAATAACCCTAACCCATAATATTTATAATAAAAGATTATGCCAACACAAGGAATTAATGGACCATTTCCTTTTCAAACACGTGAGTTTTATGATAACAATGGTGATACTAACGCGGCTAAGGGTTCAACATTAACATTTGAAGAATTAGATAAAACTTTATTATCATTATCTGCTTCTATAGCTACATCTAGTGCTGTTTTAACTGATAATGTTCTTTCTAATGTTACAGCTGGAAATATTGCTCCTGGCACTACATTAACAGCGGGTACTACTTTTCAACAATTTGTTGAAACATTATTAATTACTTACATAGCACCTACTATAACTGGAGTTCAAGCTTGGGATAATGGATCTCAAATTACTCCATATACTCGTGATGTGAATAACCCAGTCACTATAGATGAAATAGTATGGAGTTCAACTGATGATAATCCAGATAATCAACCCCCAGAATACTATGGTCCTATAACTATTACTGTGAATGGAACACCTTATAATGCTGGTCAAAATCCATCACCATTTTCATTACCTTCTACTCAAACCGTAAATAAAACAAATTCTAGCACAGCTATCATCACAGTAGCTGGAATAGATAAAAATAACAGCGCAGTATCTGGGACTAAAACAATATATTTCTATTTTAGAAATCAATTTGGAGGCTCATCATATAATTTAACCGCAGGAGATAATTCTACTGCTCAACTTATATCTAATGAAATAAGAACTAATGAAGTAGCATCTAATAATGTTTTAACAAATAGTAAAGCATTTAACCCAGTTGGCTCAACTTACACTAAAAACCCAGCTAATAGAACATATGTTATATATCCAAGTTCTTATGGAACCTTAACTCAAATTACAAAGAATGGTTCTCTTCCTACTATTGACGCATGGATTGATTTAGGAACTTTTACAATAAATAATGCTTATGGTACTTCATTTAGTGTTAGAATATATAAATCTGATCAACCCGGAGCTTACGAAGCTACAGATACGTTTCAAATAACATAAAATTATGCCTTTATATTATCCAAGTATATTAAAAAACTCAAATCCTGCGTATGCTTTAGTAGATGCTACTGAATTAAGAGGTAATGCTTATCTTACAGGATCGGATGGAGAACAATATGGTATTCCTATAGATAAAAGACAATTAGGAATGATTGTTTATTTTTCTTCTTCACAAGATTATAAATATTATAAAGGAGGAACAACATCTAGTGCTGATTGGTCATCTCCTCTTAGTTGGAGTATGTTTGGAGGAGGTGCTACTTATAATCAAGGTCCTGGTATAATAATAGATGCTAATAATTATATAAGTGCTAGTTTAGGATATGGTTTAGAATTTAGTAGTTCATATATTCAAGCTAATTTAGGAAGTGGTTTAAATTTCGATGGTTCAAATCAAATTCGAACTGATATCTATACAGTAAATGGACAAACCCCTGATCCAATAACTAGAAATATAGCTACAGCATTAACAGCTACATTAGTCGGGCCCTCTGCTTCAAATTCACCTAATAATTTAATAGGATCATCATCAGGAGACGTCACTGGATCTATAGCTGATGGTACAGTATGGATAGTAGCTAATGATAGTAGTTTACCAACCCCAAACGGCCAAGCTTGGATATTTGTTAGTCAAAGTATAGGTAAATGGTATCCATTAGATACTTTAAATCAAACTCAAGCTGATTTAATGTATGTTAAATTATCATCTAATACTCTTCAAAGTATAACTTCTTCACTTTTAATAACTGGTAGTAGTACTACTAGTGTTACTTTTAGTAGTTCTATATATTGGATAAGTAAAAGTTTTGCCGATTTCCCCGCGTCCACAGTAACAGCTAGTGTAGTTGTTTTAGGAAATGATAATAAGTTATACATAACAGGATCATATGGAGCTGGAGGAGGGACTACAGTTAAAGCGGGAGCAATATCACCAACAGCTTTTTCAGGTAATCCTAGAACATATACAGTTACATTTAATACTGCATTTTCTAATACTAATTACGGAATCTCAGTTATAGGAGGAGATGCTAGATCATGGACTATAGATAATAAACTTTCAGGCCAATTCACAATCAACACTAATAGCTCAGTAGCATTACAATATAGTGCTAGTTGGATAGCTTCCCCTGAAAATAATCCTTAATAAAATTTATGGCTACATTTTACACAAATACAGGTTCAATAAATAACTTAACAATACCTGAAACAGTAACTTTTTCAGGATCAATATTTATTTCTGCTTCAGTGACTATAACAGGATCTTTAGTTCATGGTGATAATATAGCTTCAGGTATTGGATCACATGCTCAAGGACAAGGTACTATAGCTAGTGGAGATTATTCACATACTGAAGGGTATCAAACAATATCTAGTGGTATTGGTTCTCATGCTGAAGGCGATCAAACAATTGCTAGTGGAGACTACTCACACGCTGAAGGATATTTAACAACATCCGCAGGTATAGGTTCTCACGCGGAAGGCTTATCTACTACATCTGTTGGGAGTTACTCTCATGCTGAAGGACAATCAACTATAGCAAATGGTTTTGCATCACATACTGAAGGTCTAAATACAAGAGCTAATGGTACAGGATCACACGCTGAAGGTACTAGTACAACCGCTGGTGGACCTTACTCACATGCTGAAGGTTCAAACACATTAGCTGCTGGTACAGGATCACATGCTGAAGGGTCCCAAACACAAGCTAATGGTCATTACTCACATGCTGAAGGAACCCAGACAAGAGCTAATGGTTGGTACAGTCATGCTGAAGGTAATATTACAACAGCCGCAGGTACAGCGTCTCACGCTATGGGGAGTAATACAATAGCTAACGCTGATTATCAAACAGTTACAGGATTATTTAATGTTGCTACTACTGATAGTAGAAGTGTTTTTATAATAGGTGGAGGCACAGGAACTGGAACTCGAGCTAATATAGCTGAATTCTGGCAAACAGGTTCAAATGGTGGAGGCACAGTTATATTACCTTTTGTATCTTCTTCATTTATAGCTGCTAATGATACTGCCGCTGCTGGTTTAGGTGTTCCTAGAGGAGGAATATATAGAGATACTTCAGGTAATCTTAAAATAAGAATAGCTTAATTATGGCTCAATGGTTTACAGACAATGCATCTATTTCTAATTTAGAAATAACTAGTTCTTATATAGGAAGTGGTTCTACTTTTTTTAATAAAAGTGAGAGTATATTATACATCAATAATGGTTTAAGACAAGGTATTAATAATGTTAATTTTAATACAACTACTAATACATCAAATCATATAGCAGGTTATAATAACTCAAGCAATGGTGAGGGAGATCATTATGAAGGATATAATAATACATCTACATTTGGTGGTTACTCTCATGCTGAAGGAAAAGGAAATACATTATCAAATGCTGTTAGGGCTCATATCGAAGGAGAAACAAATACTATTCAACCTTCAGGACAAGCACTTTCATTTTATGGATATCACGGTGAAGGAGGAAAAAATACAATAATAGGAGCAGCTACTCCTATCCATATAGAAGGATATAATAATTTCACTCAAATATCTAATGGAAGTCTGAGGCAACATATAGAAGGTATAAACAACATATGTTATGGTACAATACAAGGTTTTCACATAGAAGGACATAATCATACCTTTACTGGTGGATATAGATATAATCATGTAGAAGGTGGAGAACATATTTATATGGCTGGGAACGCTAGTCATTTAGAAGGTAGAAATAACTATATAGACGCTAATAATTCTTCTGGGACAGCTGTACATGTTGAAGGATATAATAATACTATAAACACCTCTGGATCTAATAATCACATATGTGGAATCTCATGTTCAGTTTCAATATTAATTAATAATTGTTTTTTAAATGGATTAGGATTAACAAATTATTATGGCGCTATAAATGGTGCATTTATTACAGGACAATTTAACACTTCTAATGCTTCTAGTTATATTAATATTAGCTCAACAGGAAATAAAATATATTATAATTTTACTGTAGGAGGAGGAATAAATAATAGTACTAGAAAAAACATATTTGAAGCAACCCTTATATCATCTGCTTCTAACGTAATTAATTTTCCTACTCGATCAATAATATTACCATGGGTCTCAGAATCTGGTGAATTTGCAAGTGACTTATTAGCTGCAGCAGGTGGTGTTCCTTTAGGTGGATTCTATAGAACAGGAAGTGATTTAAAGATAAGATTATCTTAAATATTTATAACAAATAACAAATTATGGAAAAACAAGTTTTAACTCAAGAAGAAATTCAATCTTTAAAAAACATTCAGAATAATCAATCATTATTAATTGAGCAGTTAGGAATTTTAGAATATCGAATTTTAATTCTAGAAAAAGAAAAAGAAAAATTAAAACAAACTCTTCATAAACAAATTGAAGAAGAAATAAAAATAGGTGAACAACTTCAACAAAAATACGGAGACGGAAATATCAATTTAGAAAAAGGAGAATTCATCCCAACCTCGTAATTTCGACTATTTTTAGGATATTTATAAATAAAATAAAACACATTTTAGAACATGGCAGAAACTTTAGTATCCCCAGGTGTATTAGCAAGTGAAATTGATCAATCATTTATCACTCAAGGCCCAGTAACAGCTGGGGCAGCTATCATCGGACCAACTGTAAAAGGTCCTATAGAAATCCCAACAGTAGTTACATCATGGAATAATTTCCAAAACATATTTGGTACTACATTTATAAGTGGTGGTAACCAATATACTTATTTTACATCAATAGCAGCTTATAATTATTTTAATAATGGTGGCACATCATTATTAGTAGCTCGTGTAAAATCAGGATCATATTCTCCTGCTACAAGTAGTATATTTAAAAGTGGCTCAACTTCAGTAGAAAGTTTTAAATTAACCACTATATCTGAAGGAGCAGATCAAAATAGTGTAGGCCCAGTACTCGCTAATGGAGTATTAGCTAGTGGTTCTAGAGATAATATACGTTGGCAAATAACATCAGTAAATACAGCTTCAGGATATTTTAATTTAATTATTCGTAGAGGTGATGATAATAACACTAACCAAATTGTTTTAGAACAATATAATAAATTATCATTAGATCCATTTGATCCTAACTTTATATCTAAGAAAATAGGTGATCAAACTCAAACATTAAAAACAAATGACGGATACTATCTACAAACATCAGGTAGTTATCGTGGTGCTTCAAATTATGTTAGAGTATCTTCTATAACAACTCTTACACCTAATTATTTAAATAGTAATGGTAACATATCTGACTCAGCTTATTCAGCTTCTTTACCATTAGCTGGAACATCAGGATCATTTGGTAGTGCTGTAGGTACTATAAAATCTGGGGCTCATTATTATGATTTAATTAATAACACTGATACTCAAGGGTTAGTTCCAGATAACTACGATAATATGATTAATTTATTATCTAATGCTGATGATTATAAATTTAATTTAATTTTAACTCCTGGATTATGTGCTGATTTAACTGGTCATGGTGATAAAGTTAATGATATCATAGATGTATGCCAAAATAGAGGAGATGCTATTTATGTTACAGATTTAGTATCATATGGTTCTACAACTACTGATGTAGTAAGTGAAGCTCAAAACAAAAATACATCATACGCTGCCGCTTATTGGCCTTGGGTTAGAGTTCAAGATCCAAATAGTGGCCAAAATGTTTGGACACCAGCTTCAACTGTGATAGGTGGAGTATATGCTTATAATGATAGTGTTTCTGAACCATGGTTTGCACCAGCGGGTATTAATCGAGGTGGATTAGGCACAGTACTTCAAGCTGAAAGACAATTGCCTCAAGCTACACGTGATACATTATATGAAGGAAAAGTAAATCCAATAGCTACATTCCCAGGTACTGGAGTAGTAGTATATGGTCAAAAGACATTACAAACTAGACCATCTGCTCTTGATCGTGTGAATGTTCGTCGTTTATTGATTGCTCTTAAGAGTTATATTTCTCAAGTAGCTAATACATTAGTATTTGAACAAAATACAGCAGCTACAAGAAATAACTTCTTAGCACAAGTTAATCCATATTTAGAAAATGTTCAACAAAGACAAGGATTATATGCATTTAAAGTAGTAATGGATGATAGCAATAATACAGCTGATGTGATTGATAGAAATGAGTTAGTAGGTCAAATTTATGTTCAACCAACTAAAACTGCTGAATTTATTTACTTAGATTTCATTGTTACACCCACTGGAGCAAGTTTCCCAGCATAAAATTTAAAAATTGAATATTTATAATAAATAAAAAACAATGGCGATATTAAATTCAAACGAAATATTTTTTACAGCATTTGAGCCAAAACAGGCAAACAGATTTATCCTATATATGGATGGTGTTCCTAGCTATATAGTAAAGGGAGTAAACGCTGTAACTGTATCACAAGGTGAAGTAGTACTAAACCATATTAATGTGTACAGAAAGGTTAAAGGAAAAACAACATGGGGTGATATTCAAATGACCCTATTTGACCCAATCACACCTTCTGGAGCTCAATCAGTAATGGAATGGGTACGTTTACACCACGAATCAGTGACAGGACGCGATGGATACTCCGATTTTTATAAAAAGGACTTAGTATTAGATGTTTTAGGACCTGTAGGTGATGTTGTTAGTGAATGGATTATAAAAGGCGCATTTATTAAAGAAGCCAATTTTGGTGATTATAACTGGGATACTGAAAATACCGCTGTGAATATCACAATGACTGTTGGAATGGATTATTGCGTATTAAACTTCTAATATCTATTATTTAAACATAAAAAGCTCACAGCAATGTGGGCTTTTCTTTTTCTAATATTTATAATAAAAATAATATGGGTCTATTAGAATTATTATTACAAAACCAATCAGATTTAGATATTGATCCATCACCTCCAATAGGTAATGGTCCTGTAGGTACACCAACAGGTGAATTTAATACTGGGGCGAATCCATTTATTCAGGTTTGGAACTCAGATAATACTTATATAAATTCATTTATAGGAGGAACAAATGTTGGAATACAACCTCCAACACTAACAGAAACAGGTTTAGATATTGATAATCCAAACTATAATCCATCTACTACTACTCCTAATACTTTAACAGTCTACCCAGCTACAGCTGTAGGTGGGTTAGGGCAAAGTGCAGTTCAATTTTTACAAATATGGAACCCAGTAGTAAATTATAATGATGTTGTAGTAGGTGCTCCTACAAGTCCTTTAGAACAATCATTAGATGAAACTGGATTAGATATTGAGAATCAAGAAGCTGTTCCTACAACATATGCTGTACCTGAAGTAGATAATACTGTTTACCCATATGTTGAAGGAGCAATATTGCAACCTGAATCATCTGGAAGTACTATAACTAATTTCAAACAAAACTGGAAACCAACAAATACCTATTTATCTTACATTAAAGATGAAGAATCTGTTTAAATTAATACTCTTGTATATATTTATATAAGAATATAAAGTTATATTAAATAAAATTTATGGAAAACAAATTAAACATCCCTACAGAAATTATTGAACTTCCTTCTAAAGGACTTATCTACCCAGAATCATCACCATTATCTAAAGGTGAGGTAGAAATGAAATATATGACCGCTCGTGAAGAAGATATATTAACTAACCAAAATTACATCCAGAAAGGTACGGTATTAGATGAGTTAATTAAATCACTTATTGTCTCCGATGTAAATTATGATGACTTAATAGTAGGCGATAAAAACGCATTATTAGTAGCAGCTCGTGTTTTAGGATATGGTAAAGATTATACATTTATATGGGGTGGAGAAAACCAAACTGTTGATTTATCAACATTAGAGAATAAACCTTTAAATGAGAAATTATTTAAAAAGGGAATTAATGAATTTGATTTTACTTTACCTGCTTCTAATATTAATATAACTTTTAAATTAATAACAGGCGCTGACGAAAAAAGAATTAAGTCTGAATTAGAGGGTATGAAGAAAATTAATAAAAACTTCTCAGCGGATTTATCTACTCGTTTAAAATACATTATTACTTCTATAAACGGAAATAGAGAATTTAAAGATATTAGAGAATTTATTGATAATAATCTATTAGCTCGAGACTCTCGAGCATTGAGAGAATATATTAAAGAAATGCAGCCAGACGTTGATCTGACTTTTTTTCCCGACGGAAGCGGAGAAAAAATTAACATTCCAATTAGACTTGACTTTTTTTGGCCTGACATCTGATTTAGCCCCAGAAGCTAGAGCTAGAATATTTTCTCAAATCCATGAAATAGTTTTTTACGGTCAAGGTGGATATGATTGGAACACAATTTATAACATGCCTATTTGGTTACGTAGGTTCACCTATAACAAAATGATAGAACATTATGAAAAACAAAATAAACAACATAATGAAGATCTAGCAACTCAATCCCAGAAAATTAAAGAAGGTAAAGTAGATCTACCCTCACATTTTAAAGGTAAGATGGACAATACTAAAAGAGTAGCCAAGTATTAAAACTTGGCTTCCTTTATATTTATTACATATACAATAAATTATGGCAACAGGACAACCAGGACAACCAGGACAACAACCTCAAATGTCAGCAGCTGATTTAGCAAAATTAGTTGAATTATATAAAAAAATAGATGGTCTTACAGAGTCCGCGGCTAAAAATGCTGCTGATTTAGCTAAACAAAATGGTAACGCTGCTAATGAATTATCTCGTTTACAAAAAGAATGGGATGATCTTACTAAAGGTATTGCGGGTACTAGAGAATCTTTTGCTAGAATAGTAGACGATATAAAAGGTTTTAGCAGTGGAGTTAATAGAGCTACTACTGCTTTTAAAGGTTTAGAAAGCTTAGCTAGTAAACTTCAATACCATCAATCAGGCATCAGTCGCTTATCAGCTAAGGAATTAGAAACATTAAAGAAAAAAGCCCAACAGAAATTAACAGATTTAGAATTAGCTAAAAAATTAGCTGATGAAGAGACAAGAAGATTATATCTTATAAGAGGTAGAAGTGATGAGGATTTAAAAGCATATCAAGAAGCTTTAGCTAGATCAACAGAAATAAATGGTCAAATAAATGAAAATGTTAGTGCTTATAAAGACTTTAATTATCAATTAGAACATAATATTGATATTCAAAAACAAATTGAGGAGTCTTTAGGAGCGGCTGGAGCATTAGTAAAAGGAGTATCTAAAATTCCATTCTTAGGAGATTTACCTGGAATGAAAGATGTTCTACAGGAGGTTGAAGAAGAAATTAGAAGAATTGAAGAAACAGAGGGAAGAGTAGTTAGCAAAGCTGAAGCTATGAGCATGACCTTTAAGAAAATGGGTCCTGTGATTGGAAAAGGATTAATGGATCCTATGACAGGTGTAGTGGCTGTTCTTAAATTTGCTTGGGATGTTATTAAAGGTATAGATGCTGGAGCAGGGGAATTAGCTAAAAGCATGAATATGTCTTATAAATCTGCTCTACAATTTAGAACCCAATTTACAGATATAGCATCTGCTTCAAATGATGCTTCTCTTAATACTAAAAATCTTCAAGCTAGTTATATGGCTATTGGCCAAGCTTTAGGAGCAAATGCTGATATAAATGAAAAAGATTTAAAAACCTTCACTAAATTAAGAGAACAAGCGGGTTACACTAATGAAGAATTAATGGGGATGTATAAAATATCTTTAACAACTGGAAAAAGTGTTGAAGAAGTTACATCTGGGTTTCTAGGAGGAGCCGAAGCCTTATCAGCACAAAAAGGACTTTCAATTAATGTTAAACAATTAATGAAAGAAACAGCTAATACCTCAGCTGCTATTAGATTATCATTAGGTGGAAGTAGTAAAGCGTTAGCTGAAGCAGCTGTCAAAGCTAAAGAAATGGGTATAAACTTGGACCAAGCTGATAAAATAGCAGGTTCATTACTTAATTTTGAAGACAGTATCTCAGCTGAATTAGAAGCAGAATTATTAACTGGTAAACAAATTAATCTTGAGGCAGCTCGATTAGCAGCTATAAATGGTGACATTGGAACAATGGCTGAAGAAATTAATAGCCAAATAGGAGGCTCAGCTGAATTTACTAAAATGAATCGTATTCAACAAGAAGCTTATGCTAATGCTGTTGGAATGTCAAGAGAAGATTTAGCGGAATCATTAGTTCAACAAGAAGCATTACAAAGAGTAGGTGCTAAAACAGCTGAGGAAGCTAAAAAAAGATATGATGATTTAAGATCTAAAGGACTAACCGCTGAACAAGCCGCTGTAGAATTAGGTGATGCACAATTAGCTCAACAATTTGAACAACAAAGTAACGCTGAAAGATTCCAACAAGCTATTGAAAAATTAAAAGATATGCTTGTTGAAATGATGGATGGCCCGTTAAATAAAATATTAGGTGTATTTCAAACTTTAGTAGAAAACGCGGGGTTAATTAAATTTATATTTGCTGCTATAGCAGGTATAATGACTGGAAAGATGGCTATAGGATTATACCAAATGGTTGCTAAATTAGGTATAGCTTTAGGATTATCAACAGCTCGAGCTGCAGCTGAGGTGACAGCGGCATCCGCATTAACTTTTGGAGCAGCTGCTTTTGGTATAATAGCTGGATTAACAGCGGTTATGGGGGTACTTGGAGCATTTTCTGGTGGTGGTAAATCTGTACAAGATGCTCAAATCGCCCCAGATGGAGGATTAATGGTTTCAGGCCCAAAAGGTACATTCCAATTAGATAAAGATGACACAGTAATAGCAGGTACTGATCTAAATAAAAAGGGTAATTCATCAAATCAATCTTCCTCTTCAAATGTTATAGTTAAAGGAGGTGAAACATCACTTACAATTAATGGTGAAGTATTCGCTCGACTAGTAACACCATTTATAGTTGAAGAACTAAATAAAAGAAATACGCTAGTTCAATAAAATAAATATTTATATTAAACCAATAAAAAAATAACACTATGGGATTATTAGATAGATTACAAGGCGGAGGCTCAAATTTAAGCCAATATAATGGAAATACTCCTCCAATAAATCCATTAGCTACACAACAATCTAAATTACATGATAGTTACTCTATTACAGGACAAAATGCTGATAGTGTTAACACAGACTATCAACAGTATTTAGATGGCACTGGGAATATATTACCTACTCCATCTCAATTAGATTTAAATGGAAACCCTCCAACTATCACTCCAAGCGGTCAATCTTTACCTTATATTTTTAACCAACCTCAATAATGCCTTTATTAAAAGATAAGCTGGATGAGACCAAACTAAAAAGCTTACCATTTGGAAATGACAGACCAGATGGTGGGTCTAGTAATCAACCCTATATTCAAAATCCAATAGATGTAAATCTAGGAGTTGATCAATATCCTAAAGCTTATGATATATTAGGTAATGATTTTTTATTAAGAGGAGGAGTACTAGGAGCTGTAAACGCGTCAACAACTGATGTTGTTAGATTAACTAAATTTTTTAATCCTTTAGCTAAGGGTGCTTCATTAAATGGAGCATTATTTGTAGCTAAACAAGCTGCTTTAGAAAGACAAGGTGTTGATGTGAGAGATGGTAGAAGTAGAACATATTTACCTACTAATACTATAGCTCAAGCTGGTGTAAATGCTTTTGGTTTACATTTAGATAAAGACGGATTAAACCCATTTAAAGCAGGTTATTATGGAGGTGGTGATACTGGATATTTTCCTATTACTTTAAAAAATGAAACTACTGATTTTGAGGACGGCCCACATAATCGTCTTCAATTATTATATCAAGTTAAAAGATTAGGAGATGATACTATAGAAGTAACTAAAATCCGTAAAGGATTACAATTCTCACTTATTCCAACAACTAATCAAAGGATAGCTAAAATATTCAAATTAACTCCATCATTAAATGTTGTAGATAAAACTAAAAAAGTAAAACTAGCTGAGGATTTATACGGTATAACAAATGCTAATGATAATATTAACCTACTATCATATGGAGGAGGACCAGGCTCATTTTTAGGTGTTGGTAAAACCAATATAAAAATTTGGAACCCACTACCATTTAGAAATTTTGACTTCCCAGAGTATACTAATATTACTAAAAATGAACAATACCCAGATAATCCTTATCTTTATTTAACACCTGGTGATGGTGAGGTTAAAACTAATTTTACAATTCTTAGAGAAACTAAACTTAACACTAGTGAAACATCATTCTCTAGAAAAAGAAATGGTCAAGAGAAAATATTTAACCCTAACTTATCAATATCTTCAGACCAAGTGCTTCCAAATGATGGAGATATTATTAATTTTTATTTTGAATTAATTAATAATGATAATATTACTGAAAATACTAAAATTCCATTAAGAGCATATATAGAAGACTTTAGTGATAATTTTACTGGGGAATGGGATACTTTTAAATATATGGGTAGAGCTGAGAATTTTTATAGATATAAAGGATTTACTCGTGATTTTAATATTACTTTTAATATTCCTACTTTATCTAGAACTGATCTAATTACTAATTATCAAAAACTAAATGCTCTAACTTGGTTAACAATGCCTGATTATTCTGATCAAGGATATATTAGAGGAAATTTAGCATTTTTTACAATGGGAGATTATTTTGATAAAGCAGTCATTGTAATGAAATCTCTTACTTTCACCCCAATAATGGAAATGGGATTTGACATTAATAGATCTACTGATGATTTTACTAGACTCCAATCTAGTAACTCTTTATATACAGGACAATTACCTAAAGGTATAAAAGTATCATGTACTATGACTCCATTAACTCAAAAGACAAATGTTGATACAAATAATAGTAAAGATTTATTCTACACTCCACAAAGAGGAGAAGCATTTATAGGTAATAGAATACATGTTATTAAAGATAGACCTAATACTATTGGTAAACAATATACTAATGAAAGTAGTACAACTGCTAATTTTCAAGCTAATAATCCTGAAGATAGTGGTATATTTAAAAATAGTTAATAAAATATGAATCGTTATCAATATATTCCTATTACTTCAAGTTTAAATACTAAGGTAAAATACTATGAAAATAGTAAATATCCTGAAGTCCCTGCATCACCAGATGATATATATGTTATAACTACAATTGGAGATAGACTAGACTTATTAGCTCAACAATATTATAGTGATTCAACTTTATGGTGGGTAATTTCAATAGCTAATAATTTTCTTAAACAAGATTCTATATTTATACCCACAGGAACACAAATTCGTATTCCTGTAAATGTTAATTCAATTTTAACTAGTTACCGAAATTTAAATTCTTGATATGGGAGAAGTTATAGGAAAAGGTTTTGATAAGTATGTCCAAGAACAAGTACTTAAAAGACAAGAAAAATTAAGACAAGGACAAATAGATATAGATGTAATAAAATGGAATAATACTAACAATGCCTTTTTACGTTTATCATCTGGTGTTAATGTATCTAGTAATTTTGTTAAAGATAAATTAGGACTAGATGAAATTATTTACAAAGATAATAATTTAGCTAAATATTTTAAATTATTTGCCGCTCAAGCATATGATGGTTCAACTTATAATTTTACTAAAGGAGTAGGATATAATTTTCAATCATCTTATGGATTTGCATCTCCAACTTATACATCATATGGATTAGTCCCACCCCCAGGTTTAATATCCGCTGATATTAAAGCTTTAAATCGTGGTTCATTACGTGAAGCTAATATTCAAATTAAATGCCATAATCTTCAACAATTCCAAATTATTGAAGCATTATATTTAAGATTGAAATATAGTATACTTTTAGAATGGGGTCATAGTATATATTTTGACAATAATGGTAATCTAATCCAATCTTCCCACGATTTATCAGATGAATTTTTAAGTGGAAATAATAATCAAACTGATATTCTTAAAAAAATACAAACTGAAAGAGAAGCATCATACGGAAATTATGATGCGTTTTTTGGTTTAATTACTAATTTTGAATGGACAGTTAGACCTGATGGAGGATATGATGTAAGTTTAAGAGCTAGATCCTCAGGAGATGTTATAGAATCATTAAAAATTAATACTAACACACCTGTCACAACAGACAATTCATCACCAGCAAGTCCTTTAATTTTTATCCAAGATGAAAGTAAATCTATTTTAAATAGATTACTTAGAACTATAAGTTATAAAATTAATAATTATGGTTCTAATGTAACTTGGGCTCATGGTTATGTTGATACTTCAAAAACATATTTCCCATTAAATAACCAATCTATGGGAGCTAATACAGGAGGTGGTTTAAAAACAGCTTATGATAGATCTACTCCTCCATATCAAGATAAAAAAGATAAATATTTAACTGATTATGAAGCTCGTACATTTACTAATGTACAAAACTTATCAATATCTAAAGCTGATTATAATAGACTATATTATATTAAATTAGGTACTTTATTAAGGTTTATAGAATCATTTACTATATTATATGATAGTAGTACTAAAACATCAAATAATAATCCATTATTTAATATAGATTATAATTTTGATACTAATTATTGTTTCTCTATCCCATATCATTTTTCATCAGACCCAAGAATATGTCTAATCCCATATCCTACAGCAAACTCAGCTAAAAAACTAGCTTCAGGACAATTGATGATTGAAACATTTAGAGCTATAGGAATAACTTATGACCTAGATCCACAATATAGTGATCCTAACACATCTAGTAATGTAGATTTATATAAATCCCTTAATTCAGCTTTAAATAGTGCTAGTAAATATACCGTATATCAATTGACAAATAGTGGGGCTAATAGGTGTATATACACTTATAGAGGTACAACTACTGGTCCTGGACTTTACACTGGCTCTAAAAACTCAGCAGGAACTCAAGCTAATATACCTAATACAACTAAAACATACGATACAGATTATAAATCTTATATTGAAAGCACAGATATAAATACAGAACCTGGCCGTAATACCTTTATATACGATGGAGTTATACCAGCAGTTAATGATTTAAAAAATTCAACATCTAAAATTGATGCTAATTTTTCACCTGAAAAATATGTTTATGCACAGTGGGTTAACACAGTATATTATAAATTTATAGTAGAAACTATAACCACAGAATTAAATGGGACAATACTTAGTAAAAAAACAACATCTAAATTAGATAATAGTACTGGTACATCCACTCCAAATCCTTCTTATACTCAAAATTCTACAACTAGTATAGATAGAATAACAGGTCAAACAACAACAATTTTAACAGAAGAATATAATGTTACAGCTAGAGAATATTATTTAGATGTAGCTGAATTTTCAAATACAGCAGCTACAGGTTTTACATCAGCAACACTTGGTGGTATATATAAAACATTAGAAGCTGATAATAATGATTCTACTTATCCTTGGAAGAAAGATCTATATGATGAAAAGGAATACACAGGTAGAACAATGAATATGCTTGTTAATATTGAATATATAGCTAAAATATTACGTAATAATATTAATGTTAAAGAAGGCTCTATAAATTTATATGAGTTTTTAGATAAATTAATGGCTGGAATACAAAATGCTTTAGGAAATATTAATAAATTTGAAGTTATATATAAAGAAGATACTAATGCTTTTAAAATAATAGACAGCACCCTCATACCAGGCCAATTTAATAACCAGTCTAGCCCTTATGATAAAAAGATAGTAGAGTTTTTAATAGCATCCTCAGGTAGTTTAGGAACAACTGGTGGTAGTTTTATTACTGATTTTAATTTTAAAACAAAATTATCTAATAATTTCTCTACTATGGTAACAGTAGGAGCACAAGCAAATGGAGCTGTTGTAGGATCAGATGCTACTGCTTTAAGTAAGTGGAATGATGGTTTAACAGATAGAATTATACCTGAGAGATCTAATCCTAATGGAGTTATAACTAACACAACAAATGCCGAGTTAGAGTATCAGACAAATTTAATTAAAATACAAAAATTTTTATTAAATACTAATGATGGGATAGTCACTGATGAGGAGATATCATCTATCATAAACATAGTTAATGATATATTTAAGACTAAAATATCTGCCTCTACCTTAGAACACAAAACTAAAGGAAATAATAACGGTATTCCAGGTATAGGCTTTATTCCTTTTGATTTAGAATTAAATATGATAGGATTAAGTGGTCCAAGAATATATGAATCATATACTATTGATACTAGATTACTACCTAAATCATACCAGGATTCTATTCAATTTATATGTTCTGGAGTTTCTCATAATATATCAAATGGTGAATGGAAAACTACTTTAAATAGTATATGTGGTCCTAAACAAGAGGGAGTAGTGGTAGGAAAAATGAAACCTGGAACTCCTATTGTTAGTACTCCACCTCCACCACCCGCCCCTGCTTCCTCAGGTAAAGGTGGAGTAACACTTTTAGATTGTGAAGCTAGAAAAGATGGTTGTTCACCTCAAACAAAACCATTAGTAGACCAATCTCAAGCTAAACCCAATATTCCAAATTCAAAAAATCCTGGAGTAAGAGCTGGTGTTAAATTAGCTGATATAAAAGATAGAAATCAAGAATATATATTTAATGAATATTTAGCTACTTTAGAAAAAATGCCTGAATATAGTTCATTAACAAAAGGATTTAAAGTATTAATGACATCACAAGCAATTAATGAAGGATTTTATCCAAATAAAAAAAACTGTAACGCTATTACTGGTAAATGTGGAACAAGAGCATATAGAACTAATAACCCAGGAAATATAAATAATACTGACACTGGCAATGAAAATGCTTACTCAACATTAGAAGAGGGTATTAGAGCACAAATAGAATACATTAAAGACTCATCAGAAGGAAATACTAAGGCACATAAATTTCGTAAAGTTTCATTTTGCAGATCATATAGCCCAGAATTAAAAGAGTGTTTACCAGCTTTTGAATTTGAGTATAAGGGTGAAATAGGATATTATCTTTTTATATATGCCACAGCACCACGCATAAGTAATAATTATTTAGAAAATATATTAGGGTTTTATAAGTATAATGGGATAGATGTTAATTATAAAAATACAATAAAAGAAATTATTAATATAACTTAATAATATGGCTTACTACCCTAAAAATAAAATAAAAACTAATTTATTTACCAATGGTGGGGAATATCAAACATATAGTATGGCTAGTGTAAGTTTAAGTTCTTCATATGTTGGGTATTATTATTCATTAGCTAATGGTAAATTTTATACTGGTAAGTTTCCTGGAGATGGAAGTAATGAGGAATTATTTTTAATAAATCCACAAGAAACCCCAACTGTTACCCCTAAAACATCTGTGCCTCCATTATATCCTACACCTGATGATTATGATAGTGGATTTTTTACAAGATACTTTAAGAAAAAAATAAATGAATTCGTATTTGAAGAATTAACAGCAGATCAATTTCCAACAGTTTATACTATTTTATATATACCTTTTTCTATGAAATGGCAATTAATTGGAAAAGATATAGATACTGTTTATAATATAAATAAAAATATGACATTATTAACTGAACAAAAATACAAAGTTAATGGTTTTGCCGGATATTTAAATAATGATTACGCTAGATATTACAAGTAATGGCCGAAAACCCTATTAATGACATATTATCAGTTAGTGTAGATTCTAATGAAGATAGATTCTATAATTTATCCGCAGCTAATAATTTAACTGTAGGATTAAATAATGAAATATCTTTTAACGCTACTCAGTCTACTATACCAGGTATATTAAATGCCTCAGCTTCATATGCTCTATATTCATTAACATCTTCATATGCTATGAATGGAGGTGGAGGAGGAAGTACAGATACCGGCTCATTATTAGTTACAGCGTCATTTGTAAATCCAAATATTAGGTTTACAAAAGGTGATGGAACATTATTTGACATTGACATATCAGCTTTAAATGTAATAACTGCTTCATACGCTAGGACATCCTCATTTATCGATGGAGGTACTTTCTAATGAGTACAAGAATACCATTTCAATGGGGTAACGCGAATTTCTCTTGGGAGTCGAATCCATTCCCGAATCAAAGTATTAAACCGTTTACCTGGGATGATTGCGCGCTTATAACCGAAGTAATAGAGGCAGTAGGTGGAGGATATACACCAGATGATTTCTTTGGCAAACACCCTAAAAAGAAAAGAAAATTTATAAAACTACTTTGTAAAGTAGAAGGTAAAGAATATAAAGAAACTAAAGAAGTACTAGAACGTAAAATACGTATATCAGACGTATCCTTAGTAGCTAAGGAAGTCTTAGGTATAAACATAAAAGTAGAAATGTAATGTATAAATTATTTACTGATAAAACTGAAGTATTTGAGTGTAATATTAAACTTGAAGGTGCTTCATTAAAAAACAGCCAAGCAAGATTAATCATTGAATCAGAAGATGTTAATTTAATGTTCGAAGGAACCATCAATAAAGATGGTAAGTGTTCAATACCTATTAAAAAATTAAAAGGTCTTTTAGAAGATAGTACCTCAGGTCAAATAAAACTTGAGGTTATAGCAGAGGATACGTATTTTACACCTTGGAAGTCAGAATTTATAGTTGAAGCGTCTCGTAAAGTAACTGTTGAAGTTAAATCAAACGATGCTGAAATTATAAAAGAAAATACTCCTAAGATCCAAATTTCAGGAATTGAAGAAGTAGACCCAGTAACTGAACATATTATTCGATTAGTTAAAATGTTAGTTAAAGAAGATATTAATCTTAAAGACTTAACAGTTAAAAAAGACAAATTAAATAATATTGTAGGTACTTATTTAAATGAAAATAAAATTGAACAAGAAATAGTTCA